AGAGGAAGAGCTGAAAGCCAGACTCATTCAATTAGAGACTGCTAGGCTTGTCAAACAAAAAGAAGTCACAGGACAGATCATTGCATTCACAGCAGAAGAGGCTGCAGCAAAGAAAGCTATTGCAGACAAAGAAGCAGCAGACAACAAAGCTAGGGAGGACAAAGCTGCTGCAGAGAAAAAAGAGAGAGATGACAAGGCTGCAAAAGACAAAGAAATTGCAGACAAAGCACTAGAGGACAGAAACGCTAGGATTGCAACTGAGGAGCAGAGACAAATAGATATGATCTCAGCAGCTAAACATGCAGCAGCAGACCAGGCAATTGCACTCTTTGGAGCTGAGACAGATGCTGGAAGAGCTGCTCTTGTTGCAAAGCAAGTTATGAACGCTATGGAGATGATGGAAGAGGCAAAAAAGACAATCACATTTTCTGCACAGGCAGCAGCTAGATCACAGATTGCAGTTGCAGAAGGTACAGCACAGACAGCAAAAGTAGGTTTTCCACAAAATATCCCAATGCTCATTGCTTATGGTTTGCAGGCTGCTGGAATAGTTATGGCAATAAAGCAGGCTGTCTCTGGAGCAAAATCTGCAGCAGGATCTGCTGGAGGTGGAGTCTCTGCTCCTGCTTCCAGGACTCCATCATTTAACATTGTAGGATCATCAGCACAGAATCAGATTGCTGAAGCACTAAATGGACAAAACCAGAGACCAATAAAAGCCTTTGTGACCTCATCAGATGTGTCATCAGCACAGGCTTTAGATCGAAATATAATTGAAACAGCTAAAATCGGATAATTATGAAAATAGTAGAACTAATCTTAGATGAAGAGAATGATGACATAGGAGTGTCAGCTCTGAGTCTAGTTGAAAACCCTGCCATTGAAGAGGAATGGATTGCTTTAAAAAGCCAGGAGGTAAAATTTGCACAAATAGATCAAGAAAAAAGAATCTTGATGGGTGCAGCTTTAGTGCCAAACAGACCAATCTACAGAAAGTCTGATGATGATGAGGAATACTACATCTTTTTTAATAGAGATACAGTCAGAAAAGCATCAGAGATGTTTTTTGTCAATGGCAATCAGTCAAGCTCTACTCTAGAGCATAAGTACAAGCTAGAAGGCATGACAGTTGTTGAGTCCTGGATCATAGAGAACAAAGACAAAGACAAGTCTGCTCACTATGGTCTAGATCTGCCAGAAGGGACATGGATGGTCTCAATGAAAGTCAATGATGATGACATCTGGAACAATTACATAAAAACTAAAAAAGTCAAAGGCTTCTCAATAGAGGCTTTTATGTCTGAAAAGGCAACTCAGAGACCTAAAGACAAAACAATTGATGAGAAGCTTGCTGAAATGGAAAACCAGGAGGCTGAATACATGATGTCAGAGGTCAAAGACATGCTAGGCTATGACAAAAAGAAAAAGAAGAAAAAGAAAAAGTACAAGATGGAGTCTTTTTCAGACTATCCTTCTGGAGTGAAAAACAATGCAAAGAGAGGAATTGAGCTTAATGAGAAAAATGGCAACAAATGTGCAACCCAAGTTGGCAAAGTCAGAGCAACTCAACTTGCACAGGGCAAGCCTGTAAGTGTAGAAACTATAAAAAGAATGTTTAGCTATCTCTCCAGAGCTATGGAGTACTATGATGAGAGTGACTCTTCAGCATGTGGCACAATCAGTGTGCTTTTATGGGGAGGAAAAGCTGGATTGAGATATTCACAGGCTAAACTCAGAGAGCTTGATCTGCTTTCTGAAATGCTAGATGATGACAATCCATGCCAGGCAGGCTATGAAATGGTAGGAATGAAGATGAAAAATGGAAGGAGAGTTCCAAACTGTGTCCCTTTAGAGTCTCAGGAGCTAAAAACCATGATCATAGACACAGAAATGGCAATCATTGATGACAGACTTGCCTACAGTTCCCAAACAAAAGCAGAAGAGAAAGCAAAAGACCTAGGATGTGAAGGATTTCACACTCATGATCTAGAAGGACAGACCTGGTACATGCCCTGTGAATCACATAAACAGCAATAAATGAGAAAGAAATCAAGAAAGACAGTAAGCAGGATCAACAGAGTAGGTGGAGACAGAGCCTGTTTGTGTAAAGACAAGAAAACCTATGACAAAAAGTGCTGCACAGGAGAAACTCATGCCCAGGGAATAGGTGCAATCTAAAAAAGGTCTAAAAATATGACCGACTTTGTGCTGCAGCTACGTTTTAACAGTATAAACATTTTAACTAAATGAAAGCAATAGACATGTTGAATCAAATCAAAGAGACATTAGGCATTGAGCTATCTGAGCAAAAGGTAGAGCTTGCAACAATGACTCTAGAGAATGGGACAGAGATTGAAGCAGAAAGCTTTGAATCTGGACAGCAAGTTTTTATTGTCAGTGACTCTGAGGACTCTGTGCCTCTTCCCATTGGAGAATATACCTTAGGCAACTCAGAAGGTATTCTCTCTGTCACAGAGGAAGGAATCATAGGAGAAATCAAAGAAGCTGGTAGTGAAGAGCCTGCTGAAGAAGAAGCATCAGAGGTGGAAGCTTCTGAAGATGATGCTGCTGAAAAAGTGAAGTCAGAAGAGACAACTCACAAAGTAGTGTATGCAACAAAGGAGGAAGTAGAAAACTTATCAAGCATGATCACTGAGATCAAAACAATGCTTGAGGCAAAAGAAGCTCCTGCAGTTGAAGAGAACGTAAATGACATTGAACTTGCTGCTGAGGCTGTGGAAGAGATTTCACACAATCCAGAAAGTGTCAGCACAGAAGCACAATCAACTTTTGAAAATGTAACTGTGTCAAGAGCAAAATATTTAAACAATCTAGTAAATCAATTTAATCAAGAATAATGGCAACTACACACACTTTTACTGATAACACCTATAGTGGCAAAAAGGCTGCTGGTTATCTCTCAGCAAGTTTACTTTCTGGGAAAACTTTATCATCTGGCACAGTAGATGTCAGAGACAACATCCAGGGCAAAGAAGTGATCCAGGTACTCGCTTCAGATGCTAACTTAATCAAAGCAGCAAGCTGTGATTTCTCAGCAACAGGAACTTTGACAACTACAGAAATTGTACTGCAGCCAGAAGAGTTCCAGGTGAACTTACAGCTTTGTTCTAAAAACTATCGCACAACTTGGGAATCTTTACAAATGAAAGGCATCAAGTCTGGAATTGCAAAAGATCTAGGGGACTTCATCCTTCAGCATGTTGCTGACAAGGTAGCTGCAAACATGGAAACAAACTTCTGGCAAGGAGCAAATGCAACAGAAGGTCAAACAGATGGAATCACTGTTCTAGCTGCTGCTGACTCTGATGTTGTTGATGTGGTTGGAACCACTGTGAGTGCTGCAAATGCACCTACAGAAATGTCTAAGGTAATTTCAGCAATTCCGAACACCATCTATGGAGCAGATGACCTTTATTTATATGTGAGTACACACATCTTTAAATCATTTGTTTCTAGCCTCGGAGGATTTGGAGCAAGTGGCTTAGGTGCTGCTGGTTATGAGGACAAAGGAGCTACATGGTACAGAGGACAACAGGAGCTTTTCTTTGAGGGAGTAAAAGTTTTCCATGCACCAGGGATGCCAACAAATGACATGATTGCTACAAGAGCAAGCAACTTGATTTTCTCAACTGCTTTATTCTCTGAAAACAATGAAGCGACTGTCATCGACATGAGCAAATTTGATGGGTCTCAAAATACAAGAGTAATCTTGAGAGGGTCTCAAGGAGTAAACATTGCAAACGCTGCAGAGATCGTTTACTACACATAATTTCTAACTAACTAAAAACCAATAACAAATGTCATGTAGTATTTCAAAGGGCAGGGCAATAAACTGTAAGGATCAAATCGGAGGTTTGAAAACTGCCTGGTTAATGGATTTTGGAGGTTTAGGAACTGTGACTCTAGGGAGTAGTGATGAAGCAACTGATGCCTCTGGCACAGGGACTTTATTTCAATATGACCTAAAGGGATCTGGCAACACTATGGAGACAACAGCGAATGTGTCAAGAGACAATGGCACTTCGTTTTTCTCTACTGTTTTGTCCCTTTCTCTCCCAAAATTAACTAAAGAAGATCAAAAAGAGTTGAAGCTCATTTCTTTTCAAAGACTAGCAATCATAGTTGAGGACAGGAACGGCTCATTCTTTTTGTTAGGCAAAGACCATGGATGTGAACTCACTTCTGCTTCTATGCAGACAGGGGGTGCAATGGGTGATGCTTCTCAGTATGTGATGGAATTTACATCTGAAGAGCCTCTTCCTCCAAACTTTGTTGATGGAGCAACAGCAGCAAATCCAACTGCTGGCTGGAGTTCATACACTGAGACAATCACTGTAGGAACAAACAGCTAAAAATTCTCTTTGTGTTTTGTTTGGGGAGTGTTCTGTAAAAGACCTCCCCTTCAAACACATAAAAACAAACACAATGGCAAAAAAGACAAAAACATTTAAGGCATTTAAAAAGCCTTTTGACAGTTCAGAGTTTTCTGAGATCAGCAAGTCAGAACTGAAAAAAGAGATAGGTGACTCTGGAATTGAAGTTCTAGAGACAGCAGGAAAAGTGAAAACAGCACAGGCTATTTACAAAACAAGCAAATGACAATCCTGGACAGATCATCATCTTCTCACACAATCAACTTTGTTCCCAGGAGTTATGACTCGACAGGATCAACAACATACAGAGTTGTCATCACAAATGAGACAAACAACACAGAGACCTATAATCAGACAACTAGCAGCTTTGCTGAGGTTGACTACTATAGAACACACACAGCAACATTTGGCTTCGATGCAAACAAAGACATGAGCTACATTTTAAAAATAACAGACACAGCAACATCAAAAGTGATCTACAGAGAAAAACTCTTTGTGACAGATCAGACAGCTTCTAGCTATTCGGTCAATACAGGACAATTCACTTTTGAGACAAGCTCTACAAATGATTATCTAGTTTATGAATAGTCTTGAAGTTATACAATTAGAAGCCTATCAGACTCCAGAAGTCATAGAGGATGCAAAGAAGGATTTTGTTGCTTTTGGCACATCTAATCTTTTTTATGATGAGCTTATCGATGTCTATCTAAACAGTCCGACATCACACAGCACAATCACAGGAATTGTCAATCAAATAGTAGGAAAAGGATTACACGCTCACAATGCTTCCAGGAAGCCCGATGAGTTTGCACAGTTTAGATCACTATTTAAAGCTAAAGATCTCAAGAAAATAGCACTTGACTACAAGCTTCTAGGAGAGGCTGCTATCCAGGTGAGCTACTTACAGAAAAAAGTGGTCAAAGTATCACATTTCAACAGAGAGACACTCAGAGCAGAGAAGTGTGATGACAAAGGTGCGATAAATGCCTACTATTATCATCCAAAATGGAAAGACTACAAAGATGGAGACAAACTCACCAGGATTCCTGTCTTTGGATCTGGTGCAAAGAATGAGATCTACATC